TTTCGTCCTCTCATGTTTTGCACAACGCTTAATCAGTATATCACGCGGGCCGAATACCGGGCCTCCGTAGCGGGATTCTGGGCCATGGCATTGCGGGCAAACAAAAATCCCGCCTGTATCATCGAACAATCTTTCTAAAGGTTTTTCCGAAACGCGCCGATCATTGTTTGAACCTAAACCCGGTTGGGTTTGCATAGGAAACCTCCTTTCTTACGGTGTGCAGCCATTGCTCGCGCTAAGTCTCGTTCTACGACGTATTGCTCTTTAAGTGCGTCATAGTGCCGAAGTTTTTCGAGTTCACTCAAGGTAAGCACAAGTTTCATTTTCCCTTCCTCCGTCCATTTTCGCCTTCCTCCAACCTCTCCAGTGCATCCTCAAGTTTTAATTCGGCTGGTGATCTTTGCCACGGGCTTGATGCGATTTCTATTTCTTTTCGCTCGGCTTGAAGTGCCAGCGCCTCCCGCGCCACGTCGATCAGTGCACGAATGTTGTTTCGCATGGCAGGAAGCAAAGCCATATCTGGCATAAGCTCATGCACGTCTTCCAGTATCCCCGCTGAATTTCTGGACCTAGCATTTGTTAGCAACATATTCCTTGGGCCATAGTCACAGACTAGATGATTTCTATTGCCGAATTTACGCCACCCCCATGGAGCATTGCTAGCATCGCGCTCCAGCCGATCTAGTTCTTCAAGGGTTTTCATTTGATCACCTTCCCCAAAGCCTTGTCTGCCTTGCTCACGCCCAGCATGAAAAGCAAAACAAGAAACAAAATTATGGCCTGAAGCGTGCGGTCCTCTTTTATCGGGGAAAGGTAAACCAGTGCTGGGACACCGAGAAGTAAAGCACCATATGTCCATTGCAGGATAGTGCCTAGCCAACACAATGAATCACGCACTACGCGCTCAAAATCTTTTAGCCTCCCTAGTTCTTTCTTGTCGTAATCATCCATTTCGCCTCCTTAAACATTTTCTGCAAGTTACCTGCGACCAGCGCCAACGCTGGTTTTTGTTTACAATCGTTTCACCACACAGCGCTGTTGTCCTATCATTCCAATGCGTCATGGCGTACCAGCCGGCGTATTTGTGTAGGATCATTCAACAACCTCATAACTCGCCTCAAATATATCTGCTTTGCAGGGGTAGAACTCGCCTTTGATACCTTTGATAACGTAATCACCAAGTTGCGCAGTTATGTCTCCTTCAAGCGTATGAATAACTATTTGCCTTTTGGCGATATCGCCATGAACACCTATGGAAACCCACCTCCAAACATCCATAAGATTGTCTTCGGTTAATCGCACAGCCTCGATCACCACTGGCTTTTTTCTGTAGCGCATAATCATCCCTTCACCATCTCCTTTAGTTTCTCAATAATGCGTCAATGTCTTTAATAGTGTAGGTTTTCATTTACTCCATCTTTCCTCTACGATGACGACGACGACCACGACAACGCCGACGACGATGACGACGATGACGACGATGCCGACGACGACGACGACGACGACGACGACCACGACAACGCCGACGACGATGACGACGATGCCGACGACGACGACGACGACGACGACGACGACGACCACGACCACGACCACGACCACGACGACGACGACGACGACCACGACCACGACGACGACGACGACGACGACGACGGCGACCACGACGGCGACCACGACGGCGACCACGACGAATTAATTAAGCCTAGTCTTAAAATTGCTGCGTTCATTATTTAACCAAAGATGGCAAAGCATGATGCCACTCCGAGACTTCAACAATACATCCACGGCCAATGATAACGTCGCCCGGTATTGGCTCTACAGATCGGACAACACCCGTTGTCAAGGCTGCGTTGTACCTGTCAGTGTGAGCAATCCAAGCTGCATTAGTAATGACTAGCTCTTTGTCGCCAACCCACTTTAAAATCCCAGTATAGTACCGAGTCACAGTGACGAATATGTAGGCTTCGCCGATTTCATACGGCATTGCTGGATTGACCTTCTTAACTGTTTTCTTTTTCATTTGTTTCCCTTTGTTGGTTTTCATTTACTCACCGCCTTCAAAAGAGCCTCGGCCCATTTTTCCATCACGTCATTATGACGTTTTGTTGCTGCGTTAAATTCTTTGCGCCACTCTGCATGGTCTATATCCACTGTTCGCAAGCGGTCGCTGATTACAATCAGAAGTCGCTCTAGCTCCGCAACCCGATTCTCAAGGTCTGTTTTGCGTTTGAAAAATTTCACCACTTCCCCCTATCCAGACATTCGATCATGCTCACCGCCACCGCTGCGACTTGGATCAGTTCGGTGCGTTCCGCTTTTATTTCGTCAAGGATGGATTGCATTATCGGTCTAACTCCCGTATCGCAGCCACAATCGCAGTAAGCACCGCCCCGCTCGCGCCCGCTTGCATGGCGTCTTGCAAATGGGAGCGCACCAATACGAGGTTTGCGCGGCTTATGTAACGGGGTGGCGTTTCTCTTTCTTGGGGTTCTGTCATGCTAATACCTCCTACGCATTTCGATAAACATCCCGATGAAAAGTGGCAGACATACCACCAGGGCCAACGCCCCCACGGCTGCTTTGAACGCAGCTTTTACCCGATCAACGCTCCGATTGTGCATAACTTCTCCTGTAATGTTTTTTGGATGTGTAAGTCTGTAGGGGTCGCATGGATATAGTGGGCAAAACACGCGGATTTCTGCCCTATACGGTGAATCCTTTTCTCTGCCTGTAGGTTATCAGCTGGCACCCATGACAGATCATTGAACACCACATGATTTGCGGCGGTCAGCGTGACGCCTACCGACATGGCGCCAATGGTCGCTACGATATACCTCAATTCCCCGCGCTGAAACTTGGCAACGGCCTCCTGCCTCTCGGCCATGGGTGTTGCCCCTGTGATTTCTGCCGCGTCATTGAGGGACAACGTTATTGCCCGCACCGGGTCAACGTGATCGGAAAATATAACGGCTTTATCGACCCCGTTCTCGTGCATTTCCGCGACATACGCCGCCGTTGATTTGGCTTTAAGAAGGGCGCTCCTGGCCTTGGCGGTTACGTCGACTTTTCTCCCTGCCATGTATTCCCTGAAAACTTCAGCCAGTTCCACATCGGGCCGCAACCCCTCTATCACTACATCTTTACGGGTAAACTCTGGTAGGTCTTTTAAAACGTCTTGCACTTTAAACCGAATGTATTTCCCCTTAAGAAGTGATTTAAATTCGGGGATTTTCTCCGGCTTGATCGCCCCGAATTTCTCGAACCTCGCGCCGTTGACTTTCATCAAACTGGATTCGCAGAAATGCCGACAAAACGCCCGATACTTCGCCAGGTCGCCAGTGAGTTTTTTCCCGCTAGTGCCTCTAGGGTTAAGCCCGCAAAATGCAAGTAGTGTCCAAAAATCATAGGCGCGATTTTTTATCGGCGTGCCTGTCAGGCCGATAAAATACTGGGGCAGCGTTTCTTTTAGGAGCGAATAAAAAGCGTGTGTGCGGTTTGCCGTAGGCGACTTAAGATAGTGGCATTCATCGGCAACCCAAAACCCGAAGTCCTTTACCTCTCGGGCCTTGACCTTATGAAGCATCGAGTACGGAAAATAACTAAAATCCGTCCCGGCCTGTACGGCTTCCATCTCCCATGTTGACCGGAGAAACGCAGGCCCGAATACCGCTAACCGTAGGCCGGAAAATTTAGCAGCTGCCAGCGCAATGCGAGACTTGCCTAACCCCATTTCACAACAATTTAAACTGTAGTGGTGGGCCAAGGCGTATTTAACGCAGTCCTCCTGAAAGGGGTAAAGGTTCATACCGACGAAACCGTTTCCAGCGCGGGTGCCTCGCTAAAGTTAAACCCGTGGCACTGGCTGAAATACTCACAAGGGCGATTATAGTTCATGCAGTTACCGACGTTTTTCGGGTAGTGCTCGGCCTTTCGTTTTTTCCTTATGTATTTGAACGCCTCGGCGTGGGTGTCCAGGGTTTGCTCGGTCTTAAGGATTTCGACGGGTATTGCAAAATCGAAACTTTTTACCGCCGCCCTTACGCGCGCAAAATAGGACTTTTCGTCTTCGGTCGCCTTCCTTATCAACTTTGATTTAGTGGTGAGGCGATACCTGCACCCTCTGAAAGCTTTAAGATCCAGGCCGCCTACTTCTGCAATAATCGCGGCATGGGCGGCGTAAAGATTTAGCTGGAGATTGCCCGGCAGGGTCGGCAGGATCGCCGGATTGTAGCTGGCCGCAGTCTTCATATCGGCAATCCACCAGCCGACCGGCCCTTGCAAGATCACATCGACGTAGCCGTGAAACGCTTCCGTGATGATTTCCACTTCACAGGCAACCGCTTTCAGCTTAGTGGCCTCGTGTACTTCACGGTATTTCGACAACATCGCCGCGATCATAATGGCCTCATCGCCTTCCACCTCAAACTCCGCACAAGTTTTTTTCACGGCAGCCAGACCGACCCCGGACAACTCGTGCCTATGGTCTTCTAAAACCTTGTGGAACGCTTTGCCTACCATAAACGGGCGGGTGTCGGTATCGGCGTCAGAGTCGATAGGGGTTTTCGCTACCTTCTTGTGAAAATACTTGCGGTTACACCCTAAAAACATTGAAAGGGATGAAGGCGAAAGGCCGCCCACGGCGTCCAAATTGGCGCTATTTTCCATCTAAATTTACCTCAAAAAAGGGGGTATTCAGGGGTATATTTCAACCCCTTTTTCATGCCTAAAGTTCGATATCGTCGCCCACGGGGACAAACGGCGCGGCGTTTACTGCCTTGCGTTTCGTCGTCACCGATTTCGGGATAACCTGCTTAGGTTTGGCTGCGGCTGCAACCGGCGCGGCCTGGGTAGGCTTAGGTGGCGCTACTTGCACAGGCGCGGGATCATTCGGCGGGGTGTCTCCCGCGCCGTCGTCAACTTCAAGGCCAAATTTATGGCTTTCTTTACCGGTCATAGGGCCTTTGGTCAGAACCTCTTTACCACAGTAGACAATGCGGCAACGGGTGCCAGGTGCGACGTATTTATCTATCAGGTAATTAAGCTGCCCCGCAGAATTAAGGCAGTGGGTTTCGCTATCGACTTGGAAAAGATGGACAACGCCATATTTACCTTCTTCTGACCCGAGGTAAGTCCCGCCTTCAATCAGCGTGTCTCCGTCGGATAACTCGGAATACTTGTAGTACACTCTTGAGCCGCCTACTTTCTTGAACGCCATATAATGCCCTTTCTTTTGGCTAAATTGGCTATGTGAAAAACTTGCGATAACGGGATAAATCAGACATTCCTTTATTATCTGAATACTCCTTCATGGCAACTAAATTCGGGAAAATTTTGTTTTCTTTTTCCGAATAATCCGGCGACCAGGTTTCACCCTCAATCCGGATCGGCACCGTTTCCCCGTAGGGTGCCATGACATCTAAAAACGCTTGCTGCATAGCGTTTTCCAACGCCTTCACTTTGTCAAAATCAAAAGCGGCATACTCTGCCGTGAGGGCGTCGTGTAATGTATAGATGACCCGAACCCCTGCCGCTTCCGCTAACGCAACGGCGCGCCTCATGATGACCGCGCCGTGGCCTTGCACCGGAAAATTTCCGACTGACCTATGGTTATCGTTATCCGCCCACATAGTCCAGCCGTCGGGCAGGGACAAATACCCGTCGTCGACGTATTCTAATTGGGTTTCTTTCTTCCACTCGGCAAAATCCGAATACACTTCATAAAAGGTATCGATGTAATGCCGCGCCTCATCCGTCGACACCGGGCGGCCAAGGGCGCGCTGCAATCGCGGGGCTAATCCATGTTCCGTCATGTCGTAAGAAATCCCTAGAACGGTAGCCTTACACCCTTCGCGCTCGACCGGGTGGCTTTTCTTTGTCGCGTCGGTCGGGATAATTCCCGCAGCCTTGCCAAATGCCAGATACACGTCGCCGGAAGCGTAGGCTTTCAGCATATCTGAATCCTGGCTAAGAATTGCGGCCAGCAAAAATTCCTGTGAGGCGTAATCCAAGCTGACCAGGGCGGCACCGGGAGGTGCTTCAATGAAGTTACGCATCCAGTGAGCCTTAAGCGGAATAAACCCTACGGCACCGGGCTGGCTCCGTGACGACTGGCTGCCGTAAATACCCATGAAAGGTCTAACGCGCCCATCGCTGCCGAGAAAATCCCGAAACGTTCGCTTGCCACTTCCCGGCGTGACCGGGAGAAACCCGTTTAACGATTGCTTGGTTTTCAGGTAGCGGCAAAACGCACCCGCGAATCCCGGCGACTGAGAGTTAAACCAGTCGCCGAAAGCGTCTTTAGATAAGGACGGCTTTTTCTGTTCGGTCTGTCGCCAATGGGGGAAGCCCTGCCTTGCGACCCACTCCCTTATAGGCTTTTCCGAAATCGAAAACCCTTCTGTTTTGCGATTCCACTTGAACGGGGCGAATCCTTCTGAAGCCGCCGCAAGGTTACACTCCCTGGCCGCTTCCAAAAGAATCTTGCCGGTGTTCTTTTCAAATTTTTCCAATTTTTCGACGTTGATCGGATAGCCTCTGGCTAACATGGTGGCGGCATGAATCGAATACTTGCCGCGCTCAATGGCCCCGGCAATCCAGTTATCCGCATAAGCCCCGGCCGCCGTCAACCCTTCGCGGTAATGGCAGTCGACCGAAATCATGCGTCTGAGAAGGGCCGGAAGGTGGGTGATGTCAGACTCATTATATTTTAGAATCCGCGTGCGGTTCGCCTCAAGGTCGGCGTCGGTGCCGTGGATAATAATGTTACGGACTTCATCCTTTTCCGCCGCGTCAATTTTTACCTGGAGAAGTTTGTAACAGGCCGCCGCGAGGGAGTACGACGGCTTGTGATGGGGTTCGTTATCTTCGTCGTTACGCTCCCACTTTGGCGGCGGCGGCGTTGTATCAATCACTTCGCCGTTGAGGTATTGCTTGCCGTAGGCCAGGGCGTGGTTATGGTTTAAGAGGTTTCGGTACTCGACATATAGGTCGATCGTTTTGATTTTCCGGGCGTCGACCCCGATAGAAAAAAGGGCGCGTGCCTCGGCCTCGGTAACATAGGCGACTAACGTGTAGCCTTCCTCAAAGAAAATCTTTTTAAAGTAGTCGCGGGTGTCGGCTACCGCAACCCCGTCGGCCAGCCAAACCGAATCGCGGCAGATTTCCTTCCCGCCTTCGGTCAAAAGGATTGCAACCGATACGACATGAAGTTTAGCTTCTTTCGTGTTGCGGAATTCGAAGTCAACATAGGCAAATTTATGCATGTAGTGGCGCCTCGAAATCCTCGCCAAGGGCTGCGCCGTTGGCGTAAACGAGGGAGGTTGCAAGCCACTCCGGCCCGTCGGCCTTAAGGGTTGCGATTTCTTTCCCGAAGTTTACCCGGTAGTGGTCAATTTGTTGCTGCAACTCCTGGGCGTCTGCCTTCCGGTGGATGCCCCGGTTAAACTTTTTGGAAGATATCTCCGTATTCTCGTGGGCCGCCTTAATGAAACGCTGAAACCACGGCGGGTAAGAGTTAAGGCAAAGCTGCCTAAAGGTTTCATTTTTCTTAAACCGGGCCGACTGCCCCGGTCTGAATTTGGCGAAAAGGTAGGCGGCGAAATCCCGCAGGAAGTCGTCCGACCTCAGGGCCGTAAGTAGCTCATCTATTTTCGTCTGTCCGAGGGAGTCCCGGAGGGGCGTTGTCGTCAGTTGCGGCACATAAAACTTCCGGTCGCTGTATTCCAGCTTTATGTATTGTGGGTAGTTGTTCGCAATGGCAAATGAGGCGAAAATCTTTTCAGGGTCGCCAGCGTCTACCCCTTTCCTCTCAATCGAGCCGACACCGTTGTGATACGACTTGAGGCTTTCGCGGGCGTCGTGGGTTAGGTTCATCTCATCGAGGAAAAACAGGCGGCACTGGCTCACGTTATTATGGAAGTAAGATTTCCCAAATGCACGGGTGGCTGACCTGTAGTTGCCAGGGTTGCCAACCAGGGCCGCCGCGACGTGTTCGATCAGTATGTTTTTGCCGACGCCGGGGCTTCCGCTTAAGACCAGGATCGGCTCGGCCCTGGCGAAAGTTGCATCCCTGAGCCACGCCGCCACGGTTGTCTGGTCTGCCTTCTCCGGCAGTAGGGCCTGGAGGAAATCTTTTATTAATGAAGGGATCGCCGGGGCCTTTGTCGGCTCGGCCCAACCTTGCCGCCAAGCTGGATGCCGGTACAGGTTAAAGACCCGCTTAGATTCCGATGGCCAGAAAATCCGGGTTTCGTTCGGGTTGTAGCCAATGTCGCAGTCTAATGAATTGGACGCGGCCCACTTGGGCGCTTCCTCTTTACCTAGAACCTGGCTTGCCCGCGTGCGTACAAAGTCGAAAGGGTAATCATCAAACCAGTCGGTTTCCTCACAGTAAAGAAAGCACTTTTTGGTATTTTTTGCGTTGATAATAAACTGGAGTTTAGTCATAGGCGTGTCGATCACGTCGTTAAACGTGACGCCGCTAAGGTCTCGTACTGGTTTTGCCAGCGCGTTATAGACCCCTGCGGAATGGTTATGGTTATAGGGGTCGATGCCGAGGTCTGACAGTGCCTTCCTGTCTTCAGGCGTCAAAAGCGGCAGTGCGGTGGTTATCAGGCTCTCGGGCTTAGCGACCTTGCCATTTAGGCGGATAATGCCGGACGGCATGGACTTAATATTTAAGCGGGCGGCTATAATCTTGGAGGCGGCTTCCAGCATGAGATCTCCCTAGTTTGTTGGTAACAGGTGGGAGAATTAAACCCCATGCGCGGGCAAATTGGAACAAAAAAAGAGCGCCCTTTCGGACGCTCTTTACCTGCTACCCTAAAAGGGAGCCGCAAAAAGTTTCATATATCTTGTGGAGAAAGTCAATACTAACCCCGCCGACGGGGCGGCGTACTTACCCCAAAATGCCAGAAATCCCCTTAAAGTAGGGTTTAATATGTTTCTAAAGGATTCTATAATGTAGCGGTTTTCAGAATTTTCCGTTGGCGAAAAATTTTTTTCAAAAATTTTCGTTTGCCGAAGTCTGATTTTCAAACCCAGTTTTTCATAGAGTTGGGTTTAAAATCTTTTAGAATATCGAAAAGTATTCTAAAAAAGAGGGGTACCAAAACAGATACGGGAGAGAAAATTTTTTTTTATAAAAAATATTTTGCCAACTGAAACTTGCAGAAGTGGTTTTTTTTATAGAGTCTTATTCTATGAAATTTAGGGCAAACTTTTTTTTAGGTGTCGACCCTGGGGCAAAGGGCGGTGCCGTTATCTTAGACAGTGACGGCACCTTGATGTGTGTCTCCCGATTTGATGGGCAATGCCCCGGTAGGATCTCTGCCGAGGTAGCTGGCGCCGCCGCCCGGATGGCCGGGCCACTTGGCCAAGTGACAATCGCTATTGAGAAGGTAGGCGCTGCACCGGGTCAGGGAGTAGCCAGCATGTTTTCATTCGGAGTTGGCCTCGGACTAATCAAAGGGTGGTTGGCCGCCTCCGGGTTTCAGTTCCTAGAGGTCGCCCCTCAATCGTGGCAGCGGGTAGCCGTCGCCGAAGGGGAAACTACCAAGGACAGGGCGCGGGCACTGGCGGCGTCGTTATGGGGCCTTGATCCGTTTATATTCGCCGGGTGCCGGGTGCCGCATCAAGGGTGTATCGACGCGGCAGGGTTAGCCGAATACCTCCGACAGACGGTGACAGGGTTGAGGCCACCGATTGCCGCCCCTAAACCGAAGGCCAAGCGGAAGCCGACCCTTAAGCTGTGACGTTGACACCTTCCCTCAAGGCCGGTATCGTTAAATAAATTAACCAATTTTGTAAATTGGCACCGGCCCTGAGGGTAAACGGGATGATTGAGATCGCAATTCTCTGCTTTACGCTTTTCAATTCTATTCTTTCCGTACTCACCCTCCTAATGCTCGCACCTATTGTGGCCGAGAAACCTACGTCTCTACAGAATGAAAGACCGGAGAAAAGGCAATGCTTATAGAATCCGTCCCTATCGGCAGCATCTTGCCCGATCCGTCAAACGCGAGGCGGCATGACGATAAGAACCTGGCCGCGATCAAGGGCAGTCTAAAGAAGTTTGGGCAAAGGAAACCTATCGTCACCCGTAACGGAGTGGTGATAGCCGGTAATGGTACGCTGGCAGCGGCCCAAGCACTCGGCTGGTCAGAAATTCAAATCGTCCGGGCCGACGATATGTCGGCAACCGACGCCGCTGCGTTCGGGATTGCGGATAACCGCACCACTGACCTTTCCACGTTCGATATGGACGCGCTCGGCTCAACACTCCAGGCGCTCAGAGAAGATGGGTTTGACTTGGCTGAGATCGGATTTGACGTTGGGGATTTAGATGACATGTTCAAAGAGCCAGGGCCGATAACCGGTTCAAAGGAATTGGGCGAAGATGATTTCAGCCAGTTCGATAACCAATGCCCAAAATGCGGATTTGAATATGACAACCCCACCACTTAAAACAGGGCCATGGAAACTAACAGAGCTAGCGTCGATACCTAAGACCAGCGGCACGGTATTTTCCTGCTTCCATTGTGGTGGCGGATCGACGATGGGGTACAAGCTAGCTGGATTTGACGTACTTGGCGGCGTTGAAATTGACCCGCAAATGATGGGGATTTACCGGGAAAATCATAAGCCAAAGTATAGCTACTTAATGGGGGTGCAGGAGTTCAGAAAAATACCAGACAGTGAACTGCCACCTGAATTATTTAACCTCGATATTCTTGACGGTTACCCGCCATGTAGTTCTTTTTCAATGGCTGGCTCACGTGAAAAGGCTTGGGGCGAGAAAAAGAAGTTTCGAGAGGGTCAAGTGGAGCAAGTCCTAGACGATTTGTTTTTTGATTTCATCGCTACTGCGAAAAAACTGCAGCCTAAAGTTGTAGTCGCTGAAAATGTTAAAGGGCTAATTCATGGAAATGCTAGAGGGTATGTTAAACAGATATTTGCGGCGTTTAAAGGGGCAGGTTACTCCTGTCAGCTATTCCTTTTGAATGCAGCGGCAATGGGTGTGCCACAAAAGAGGGAGAGGGTTTTTTTCGTGGCTAACAGGTTTGGCACGAAGGTCGATTTTGATTTTAGAGAGGCGATAATCCCGGTTAGTCGGGTATTTTTGGGGATACATACTATAGGTGAGCCGTTGGATTCAGAGTATCAATTGAGGCAATGGCGGATAACACCGGCCGGTGCTGGTGCCGATACAACTAAAGGTGGGTTCAACTCCCAGAAGAAAATCGACCCGAGAGCTCCAGCTCTAACTCAGACTGCCTCACAAATGCATTTCCATTATTCGGAGCCAAACCGAATTTCCGATGATCTATGCAAACGTATTCAGTCTTTTCCTGACGACTTCAATTTTTTAAACGCTAAACCGTACTATGTCTGCGGTATGTCCGTACCTCCTTTTATGATGCAGCGCGTTGCCGACCAGGTTTATAAACAATTGTTGAGGCCAAACTTATGACCGACAAACCAAAACGCAAAGCAGGTCGCCCGAAAGGCGCTGGTGCTATCGTCTGGGACGACAAGCAAAAAGAGCAAGCGGGCAAGTTAGCTGGCATCGGCTGCAACCTGAATCAGATCGCAAATATCATGGGAGTTTCACCTGCCACTCTTGACGCGATGATACTTCGTGACCCTACGATTTCTCAGGCTATATCAAACGGGCGCGATAACGCGGCCGGTCAAGTTATGCGTACCGCTTACTCGATGGCAGTGAGCGGAAAGATTCCAGCAATGACTATTTTTTGGTTAAAGACCAGGCAGCGATGGGCAGAGGCCCGCGACCTTGCGCCGGAAGAATCTGACGATAGTAAGAACGATTTCACTCTTAATTACCAGGATAAAAAATGATCTGGAAGCCGGTCAAAAATTTCCCGAAATATGAAGTTAATGAACTATGTGATGTGAGGAATAAAAAGACCGGCAAGTTTAGGATTCCGGTAAAAAGGAAAGACGGATATTTTCAATTAAAGTTGATGACCAGCAATACAGAATTTAAAATGATGCTTTTGCATCGAATACTAGCCGAGGCTTGGATAGACAACCCTGAATTTAAGCCATATATGAATCACAAAAACGGCATTAGATCGGATAACAGGTTGGAAAATCTTGAATGGTGCACCCCAGGTGAAAATATGGTTCATGCTTTTAGGGTGATAAAAACTAAAAGTTCTGTGGGCGTAAAAAATTCGAGGGCAATCCTTACCCCTAAGGAAGTAAAAGCTATAAGAATGGTTCGAGACACTCCGGCGACAAAAAGGATATTAGCTATTAAATATGGCGTTGCAGAAAGTACCGTTAATAACATCATGAAACATCGCATTTGGAAGCACATCTAAGCCGACCAACATTTTGCGGATATTCGCCCGACGTATTGAAATACCATCGGGATGTAATCGATACAATTTTGGATCATGACTATTCCTCGGCTAATCTTGAAATCCTTCTTTCGGGGTCATTCGGCTCCGGCAAAAGCCTACTTATGGCTCACCTTGCCGTTAGGCATTGCATAGAGTTTAAGGGTGCTCGCGTGGCGCTCGGTAGGCGTGCGATGCCAGATTTAAAGCGAACCATATTCAGAGAAATTATTGACCATATCGCCGAAGATTTTGTAGAGGGCGTTCACTATGAATTAAACCGAGCGAGCCACACAATAACATGGAAAAATGGCTCGGAAATAATATGCCTATCATGGGCGGATCAGCTTTATGCTAAATTCCGCTCGTTAAAACTTTCAATGTTCGTTATCGAAGAAATCGTCGAATCGAATGAAGCTGAAATGGAAGCGTTTAAGCAGATCAAAGCAAGGCTTCGACGTATTCCTACGGTAAAGCAAAATATTTTGATAGCTGCTACAAACCCCGAAGCGCCGTCTAATTGGGTTTATAAATATTTTATTGAAGGCGCAGAAAAGTATGACAATCGAAAGGTGTTCTATTCCAGGACAGAGGAAAATCCATTTTTAGATCAGGCGTACATCAGCCAGCTACGCCAAGACTTATCGCCGAAGGAAGCGGAACGATACCTTGATGGCAAGTGGGTAGAGATCGCTGGCGAGGTTGTCTATTACGAGTACCGCACCAGCGAGCAGTTCAGGCGCTATGAATACAAGATAGACCCGGCGCACCCGGTAGGCTTCACGTGGGACTTCAATATAGGAGAAGGCAAGCCAATGTCACTCCTCCTATTCCAGTTTATCAATGATGAATTCCATTTCTTCGATGAAATCATTATTCACGGGGCAAGAACTGCCGATACGATAGATGAGGCAGCCGCGCGCGGGTACTTTCGCAGCGATTGGAAGTACCTTATCTGCGGCGACGCGGCGGGTAAGAATCGGGATACCCGGTCTATCAAGTCAGACTATGAGATAATCAAAGGCGAGTTTGACCGACGCGGCATGGACTATCAGTATTTGGTGCCACCGGCAAACCCTCCGATTCGCACAAGGCATAATCGCGTAAACGCCTACTGCCGCAACGCAGCGGGGCAGACAAGGCTATGGGTTTACGAGAAGGCTAAGACCCTGGATGAAGGATTGAGGCTTGTCAAATTGAAGCCGGGCGCTAATTATATTGAAGACGATTCCGCATCATGTCCCTATCAGCACTGCACCACGGCTGCCGGATACGCGGTTACGATGCTTACTACTCAGGCCACAAGACAACCTCAAAGGACGGTTCAGCTATGATGCTTTCACCCGAACAGGTTTTAAAGAATGTCGATAGCCAAAAAGGTTACGCGGCCCACAATTCAATTCTGCTGGATGTGTTCCACGGCAACCTGACAAAATACATTGTTGCAGATTTGAAAGCGTCCCTTAGCCCGCAATCTTTCGCGCAGCAAATGCATCGCCTGGCCCCGATAAATATTCTGCCAAAGATCATTGACAAGCTGACTAATATTTATCAGTCGGGTGTCACAAGGGAGGTTGTAGATGGTACGGCAACCGACGCCGAGTTGCTATCATGGTACGTCGACGCCATGGGTGCCAATGACGCGATGAATCAGGCGAACGAATATTACAACCTTCTCAAATCGTCATTGATTTACCCTTACGTCGCCAAGGGCAAGCCAGCATTGCGCGTGATTCAAAATGATAAGTTTGCGGTGTACTCAAACGACACAATCGAGCCTGAAAAGCCGACGCATATAACTCTTTTCGGTGAGCGGCAGGATAACGTCGATATTTATTGGACGTGGAGCGATCAGGAATTTATGATTTCTGATTCCGAAGGAAAGATACGCTATGACCTTATGGCCGCCTACGATAACCAGCTAGGTGTGAATCCTATAGGCCGCCTACCTTTTGTCTATGTAAATGAATCGCGCAACTGCCTATTGCCGCCGCAAGACACTGACACCATGACTATGGTTAAGCTGTTGCCTGTAATGTGCAGCGACCTGAACCTAGCGTCAATGTTCCAGTGTTTCAGCATTATTTACGGGATCGACGTATCAGACCAGGCGTTGACGTTCTCGCCTAATGCTTTCTGGTCGCTTAAGTCTGACTTGACCTCGGATAAAAAGCCTGAAATCGGTACGATTAAGCCGCAAGTAGATTACGATCAGGTGCTTGGGCTGGTGCAATCGCAGCTTTCCATGTGGCTATCGTCGAAGGGTATTCGGGCAGGGTCGATCGGTTCTCTCACCACGGATAATGTTTCGTCGGGTATCTCAAAATTCATCGACGAAAT